CGACGTTGACCTCCCTCCAGTTGGGCATGCCGGCGTTCAGGGCGTCGTACATCTTCTGCTGCTCGGACTTGGCCATGACGTTGCCGACGCCATCCATCCGCCCCTTCAGCTGCTCGAGCTGCGCCTTCACCTGATCGAGTTCAGGCACCAGCTCCTCGCGAGCGCGCTTGCCGACGACCGACAGCATCTCCTCGCCGTATTCCTCCTGCTCCTGCTCCGACAGCAGCTTCTGGTATTTCGGCGCCTCGATCTTCGGGTTCTGGTCGGACGAACCTTGAGCCCGCATCGTCTCGACCAGGCTTTCGAGGTCGTTCATGCGCTCGATCAGGGTCTGCTTGTCCTTGCGCTCCTGCTCGAGCCGACCCCGCATGGAGTTGTACTTCTGCTCCCAGGACTGGTCATCGTCACCGGCAGGAGAGCTCGCTTGTGCTGGTTCAGTGTTTGTGGACTGGGGAGCACCCGCGAGAGGAGACCCGTCGCTCGGCGAGCCCTCCTGTGGCGCCGCGCCCCCCTCGGGGGACGAAGCTGCATTCCTGATTGCCTCAGCTGCGCGGAGCTGGTCCTGCAGCTGCTTTGGGAGTTTGACCTGAAGTTCATTCATGAGGCTTTTCTCGCCTGTTGCATCTTCTCGTAGATCTTCGGCGCGTTCATCAGCGTCGTGGTGATCTCGTTCATCATCTGCGCCATGCCCTGCGCCCGTGACAGGTTCTCAGGCGGGCACTTGACCATCTCCATGGCGGTCAGCGCCGAGTGCTCGCGCACCGCCAGCAAGAACTGCTCCCACGCTCCCGGTGCCTGTCCTCGCAAGCTCATCGCCGCGGCGACGATCGCACTCATGTCAGCCACTTTTCGCCCTCTTCGCCAGGTTCGAGATCATGTTGGCCGGCGCCGGCTGGTTCATCGGCGACAGCTTGGAATAGTCCATGATCGACCGGTTGGTCTTGGCGAGCTGGTTCATCGCCGTCCGATCGGGCAGCACGGTGGCCTGCTTCTGGATGTTGACCGGCTTCATTTGAACTTCTTCCCCTTGGGGCTGCCCATCAGATTGAGCCCGCGCGGCGGGTTCTTCGGGGCTCGCTTCGGGTTGTCGGCGGTGATGTCGGCGAGGTCCGTCGGGTCGAACGTGTCACCGAAGCTGACGTTCATTTTACCCGACGGGTCCGTCCCTACCGGACCCGACTTCCCATAGCTGCGCGGCGCTGACATGTCGAGCTTTCCCGGACCTTTGACCGAGGGCACGTCGGCACCCTTGGTCAGCGCTCGGGTCTTCTGGTAGGCAAGCCGCGACGTACCCTGCCCTGACGTCTTCGAGACGGTTGCGCGTGGGGTCCTGGCCATGGCGCTACTTCTTGTAGCTACCGCCGCCAGAATTCGTCACTGACGAAACCCCTGGCTTCTGTGGCTTGACCGGCGTGAACTTCTGCATCTTGCCCGACGGGCCACCCATGTCGGAGGGCCAGCTCTTGCTTCCGCCCTTGCCGCTCACCGACGACACCCCCGGCTGCTGGTCGCCCACCGGCTTGAACGAGTTCATTTTGCCCGAGCCGCCGGCCTGGATCTTCTGCTTGCCGGCTGGCTTGCTCTGTGAGGACTTTCCCTTGGCCATAGCGGTTCTCCTAACGATGTGATCCGAATTGTTCGATTTGCTCACCAGAAGTCAAGATTTTCGGCTTCTGCTGCTCTGGCTGCTTCTCAGCAGGCTCCTGCTGAGGCAGGGGTGCGCCCTGCGGCATGATGGCGCTGGGGAATGCACCAATCGTCCCAGCGTCCGGCACCACGCCACCTCCAGCCATCTTGTAGCTCTTGTTGACGTGATTAGTCTTCTGGGGAGGGTCGTAGATGCTCCCCATGCGGCTGCGTTGGTTCCATGGCACCTTGCGCGCGTCGTAGCGCGCGGCGCGCTCCATCGAGCCCGCACCCAGCTGGTCGCCGGCGTCGGCGTTGTCGCGCATCGACTTGGCCATCTTGGCGTAGCTATCCGGATACGAATTCTCGGTGCCGGGGTCGGGTGTCTCGACGTTGTCCGATTGTCTGGGCATCAGCCGTGTCCTTGTGCTGGGTTCGGCGGCGTGCCGGCGCCCTGGCTAGGCGTCTTGCCGACGACGTTGGTCTGCGGCGGCTGTGGGCCGGAGGGGGGACCCCCAGGAGGACCCCCTTGAGGGGGGCCTCCGGGACCCCCAGGACCGCCGGGGCCCGCACCGGGGGGACCGCCTGTTGCTGCTCCCACGGCGGCCTGAGCTTTTTGCTGCGCCTCGATCTCTTCCTCGGGCGGGACGATGTCCTCGCCCTCCAGACCGATGCCGTTGGCGACGGCGCGCAGCACGTTGGCGCGACCCTTGACCCCGGTGATCTGTGCGTCGATCGGGTTCGCTGTGATCTGCAGGAACTCGAGTTGGCGCTGGCGCTGGGTCTCGCGCTGCATCGCCACGTTCACGCCCAAGACGACGATGTTCTCGTCGCCGCGCAGCGTACCCGTCTGGTCGGTCAGCATCACCATGTCGTAGAGTTCAGTCACTGAGGGTTCAATGACGTCGTTATCGATGTTGGCTGCAACAGTCTGTAGGATCTTGGCAGCATTTCCCATAAGCATAGCCAGCCCACTAGCAGTCCGACCAGCCCCACCGAGACGCTCTGAACCAGTAATATACCGAGGGATCGCAGAGAGTTCGTCTGCGATTTGCGTGAATTTTTCGTATACACCCAGCAACTCCTGCGCATTGGAGGCAGGCTGGAAGAACGTGATCGGCGCCTGCATGTTCGATCCCATAGGGTCCGTGACGACGTGCCAGCGCTTCCATGGGTACAGCTCGTCGCCGTCTTCGTTGTCGGCGATACGGTCGTCGTTGACGACGACCTGCGGGCCAGATGAGATCGACATGTTGTTGATAAGGCTGCGCAACGTAGAATTTGCGGCGTCCTGGATGTCCGAGAGGATGTCGGGGAGGGCGTTGCCCACAACCGTCCCCGGCACCTTCTCAAAGCTCGTCACGTAGTAAGGAGGTCTTTTACGCAGCGACGGGCTGAGTTGAACCTTGATGATGTACCGGCCAATCTTGAACGCGTCGACGAAATAGTCCATCAGCTCGTTCGGGATCTGCTGCGGAGTGAAGCCATAGTCGAGCAGGATCGTACCCTGCACGTAGCCATGGAACTCCAGCATGTCGATCAGGCCGGACTGGTTCATTCGGGGGTCTTCGCGGCTCTCCATCTGAGCCCGCGGCGTGTCGGCCGTGGAGGCGCCAGCCTCGACATAGCCCGACTTGCCGTACCATTTCAGCACTTCCATGATGGCGGCTTGATTGTACCCAGGTAGCCCGATCAGCTGATTAAGGTCTGACCGGGATACCCTCGTCCGCTCGATGACGTTGGCGTCTGCTATGTTGGAAATACCAGGCGTCCACCAGACGTCGAACGGCGATACTCTGTTCCAGAACATCTTGGGAGTGTTTACGGACTTGGCTTGGCCATTCTGCCAGGTGACCTGGGGCACAATTCGCACCACGGGCCCCTTAAGGCAAGCGAAGGGGAACAGCGGCAGATCGACGAGAAACTGACCGAGCGCTTCGTAGAACTGCCCTTCCGTGAGGATGTCGTCGAGCTTTTCGAAGCTCTTTTCGCTCTCATCTCGAGCCTTCTTGATCGAGGCGCGCTTGGCGGCGTCGATCAAATTGGTGACGCGGTCCTTGATCGCCTGCGGGTCGGGCGGCTGGCCGCCGGCCGCGGCGTTCTGCGCCTCCGCCTGGACCATTTCCATGACGTTGCCGATGACATCGTCGGGCAGCGTGGGGTCTGGAGTTGCCTGCAGACCCCACGGCTTCTCGGTATTGAGGTAGACATCTCTGAGGAGAGAGGTGGCCCCTCGGCACTTCGAAGCAGTCAGGCGAGCGTACACCTCCGACCCGCCGAACTTGCGAATTTGCATCAGTTTCTGGGTGTCGTACTCGCCTTTGAACACCCGCATCGCCAGCGTCAGCCGGTCGGTCCAGCCATTGGCGCCGTCGCGATGCCGGACCATGGTATTGAACTCGTTATCGATGAAAGCGACCAGCGAATTGGTAATGATATCGTTGGCCTTGGCGGCGTCTTCCGCCTTCACGCGGGCGGCGTTGACGTCCGCCTCTTGCTGTGAGGTCTGGTCAGGTGAGACAATCCGGAGGATGTTGTTGACCACGCCCAAAGATCCTTGTTTGTCAAGCAATACACCAGAAAAGGCTCGTATCGCAATGTCTGAGGTCCCTCAAGGCGAAGTCTTCGCCATCGAGTTTGCTGCGCTGGCGCGCGAAATTGCCATGGATATCTTCCCCGTGCATGACATCGTTGCTTTGCATCGGCTGACCGAGGAGGAGTGGGAGCGCGTCCAGAAGAACCCGAAGTTCAGCCAGATGGTGGCTGACATGTCGACCGAATGGAACAGCGCCGCCAACACTCGCGAGCGCGTCCGGATCAAGGCCGCCACCGGACTGGAGAGCGTTCTCGAGACCTACATCCGCGACATCACCGACCCGCAGATCCCCCTCAACCAACGCGTCGAGGCCGGCAAATTCCTCGCCCGCGTTGGTGAGCTCGACAACGCCCAGCAGATCATAGGCGGTGGAGGGGGATCTGGCTTTCACATAACCCTAAATATTGGAAACGAAGTCAAGCACATGGACGGGAAACTTATTGAAGGTTCTGTGCTGGAGGACGAGGCATGAGCATCACCTACACCGCACCACCGACCGTCAGCGACTTCATGCTCTCGGACGCATTCTTCCGGATCATCATGGGACCGGTCGGCTCCGGCAAGACAACGGGGGCGCTGATGGAGATCCTGCGGCGCTCGATCGAGCAGAAAAAGGGGCCTGACGGGGTTCGACGAACCAGATGGGTGATCACCCGCCAGACCCTGATCCAGATGAGGATGACCGTTCTCGCCGACCTGCTAACCTGGTTCCGGCAGATTGCCACGTACAAGGTCTCCGAGCAACTCGTCACCCTCAGCTTCGCCGACGTCCATGCCGAGATATACCTCATACCGCTCGAGGAAGAAGAGGACCAGCGGCGGCTGCTGTCGATGCAGCTGACGGGGTGCTTGATAAACGAAGCGATCGAGATCTCGCCAGACTTCGTAAGCGCGATCGCCGGTCGCGTTGGCCGTTACCCAAGTAAAGCGGATGGTGGGCCGACCTGGCATGGGATCATAGCTGACACGAACTGCCCAGTTATCGGGTCCGATTGGTGGAAGCTTCTTGAGGAGGAGCGCCCGTACGATTGGCAGCTGTTTCACCAGCCGAGTGGCCTCAGCGCGCAGGCTGAAAATATCGAGAACCTGCCCCCCAGCTACTACGATCGGCTCGCTAAGAACCCAAATACGGCCTGGGTTCAGCGCTACGTATTCAGCGAATACGGTGAGGACCCGTCGGGTAGTGCTGTGTTCGGGAAGAGTTTCAAGCGTCAGTTCCACACTGTCGATCATCTAGAGCCGGTCTCCGGCTTTCCCATTCTTATAGGCCAGGACTTCGGCCGAGCACCGTGCTCGCTGTTCGTCCAGCCCGACCATCTTGGTCGCCTTCTCGTACTGGAAGAGGTGGTCGCAGAGGACATTGGCCTCGAGACGCACATCGGCCGGCAGCTGAAGCCAGCACTCTACCAGGACCGCTATCTGGGGAAATCGTTTGCCGCGGTCGGCGATCCATCGGGCGTCAGTAAGGGGCATATGTTGGAGGAGACGAGCTTCGATGTACTTCGCCGTCTCGGCATCCCAGCCTTCCCGGCGCCCACCAACAATATTGACCCACGCCTGGGCGCCGTCGAGACGCTCCTGCTCCAGCAGCGCGATGGTGGCCCCGCTCTCGTCATCGACCGGACCCGCTGCCCGATGCTCGTCCGCGCGCTCAACGGGGCGTACCGCTACGGCAAGACGAAGCAGGGTGTCGTGAAGCCATTGCCTGAAAAACTGCATCCGTGGTCCGATCTGGCAGATTGCTTGCAGTATGCCTGCCTGGTTTTCAACTCGGGTTTGATCAACGTCATCGCGAAGAAAATTCGTCCACGGGTTGCGCGGGAGAGGGAGAAGCTGTCGTCGGCTGGGTGGACGTGAGCGTGCCTGTCAGCGCCTCGGCGTTGATCTCCAGCCCAGTGATCATGAACTGCATCCAGCGCTCCACCAGCTTGTTGGTCTCCTCGGTGGTCGACGGCAGCGGTACATGCAGCTCGCTGGAAAAATCGCCGGATTTCAGCCTGATCGAAAATATCACCTCGTCGCGGATTGGATGGGGGGTCACGGCTCGCCACCGGCCGCCACCTTCACGAGGGCAAACTTCAAAAGCTCCATGTCCCACATGGCGGTGCCGCCGTCGGGGTCGGAGAAGGCGTAGTAAACCTCGCCATCCTCGTAAACACCGATGAACAGCACGCGCTTGAACGGGCAGTCGGTCTGCGCCTGGACGATCCCGTGGACGACCTTGTCGACGGGGATATGGACGCGGCTGATGAAGTGGGCCTCGATGACGTCGCCCATCAGATACTCCCCGCCATCTGCTTGGGCAGAAACAGTTTTTGGAACTGCCCCTGCTCCCAGACCTCGATCTTCTCGCTCAGTCGTCCATCGTCGCCCACAATTTCCTCATGCACGACGTAGTCGCCAACCCTACAGATTGTGACAACCCGCTCCTGTGGGTCAGATGTGAGGGGAACTCGAAGACACGGGCCGGGGTCGATCTGGCGGAGGGCGTCGTAGTCGGAGGCGTACCCGATCCAGTTGCGGTCGACGTAGGCGGGGGCGGTCGCGACGGCACCGCGATACTGCCACGCATCAAGAATTCTAATTCGGCTCTCATAGCGAACTGCTCCTCCAGGTTTGGAAGAGGCAATGATTTCACCCTCGAGGATGGGGCCGCTCCCGGCAGAAGGCTGTGCCGGTGCGTCGGGTCCTGGAGATACCTCTGATACATCGCCAGTTCCCGGTTGTACATCTCCTCCTGCGACGTCATCGTTTCTCTCCATAGGGTTGCCATAAATGTCCTGGGTTGCAGCGCGCTGATTGCCGCGCTCCTGCGCGGCTGCTCGAGAGTTCGTGGCCTCGATGTAGCTCCGGCCCAGAGGCGTCGGCAGCGGCTCGTCGTCCATTTCGAACCCCGGCAGCACGGGCTCGGCATCGCCAAGCATGTGCCCGAGCAGGTCGCCAAGCGTTGGCGCCGGGGTTTCTTCAACGATTTCAGGTGGTTCATCCACGATCGGCGGCTCAACCTGCTTGCGGAGGGGCTTTTTCATTTCCGAATTACTTCCGGTTGGGGGTTTCTCGTGAACTTAGGGGCATGCTTCGCCATCAGGTTGGGCACCAGCGCGTTTTTAGAAGTTTTTGGTATCGGACTAGCCGCCAGAGCAGAAATCGCGTCAGCGAGCCCCTGTGTGGCGCTGAGGGCTATCGCGATTTCGGCATGCTCGAGGTAATAATCGATCCCACGGCGGACGTGTTCCTGGATCGTCAGGTCGTCGGCGGCGCGCAGGGCTTCCAGGCGCTGGTAGGACCGCTCGCTGATCCGCATCGGCAGGGGTCGAAGTGCCTCCTGCGCCTTGCGTCCAGCGGGTTTGTTGGGAATTTTCTCTTTTGCCATCGGTACTTGGCTCCTTTGCGACCAAGTCTACTGTGTTACGGGTCGTTTTGCAAGATCGGTGACGAAAACGGCTAAAAATTCGAGGGGGCGGGGGGTGGGCGTTGGCCGGGTGGCGTGCCGGGTCCGCCCGTCTGGCGGTTTTTCGCCGCGTTATCCATGGATAACCTTTCACTAGACTTTCCGTTTACAGTATTGGGCGGGTACTCCGCATGTTCTTTGACAATTCAACCCAACGCTTTCCATGGGATTATCCATGGATAACGTTCACCTCATCTCAACAACACTGGAGACTAAAGACTATGGCAAACCCTGCTAAGAATAACGTTGTCGACATCGCCGCTTCTAAGCTTGCTGAAATGGAAGCACAAGAAGCCGTCAAGGCCGCGTTCACTGAAAAGCGCAACACGTTCCTTGGCGAAATGGCAACGCTAGGCGCGAAAGACCGCGAAGGCAAGCAATCGCCTTTCAAGGCTTCCATGCTTTTCCAGAACGCTGTTCGCGAAGGCTTTATCAAAGCTGATACCGATGAAGCGCGCATTGCATACAATGCTTACGCTGGCAACGAAAACGGGAATGTACTTGGCGTCGACAAAATCACGTCGTCGGCCGCAACGCAAACGTCGTGCCTCTTGACGTTCGGATTGAGCGCGGCCGTTTTCGCTGGCGAAAACTTCTACGTCCAGATCGACGCGGTTATCTCGGGCTATGCAGCGAAAGACCTATACGGCTCGAAAATCCGTTGCTACGAGAAGGCCAACCGCGAGTTGCAAAAGCTTTTTGACGCGCAGTTCAAGGCTAACGCTGGCAAGACGGACGACGCCTTGCTTGCGACAGTCGGACTTGCGAACGACGCGGCGATTGCCTCGTGGCTCATCAAGGAAGGCGCGACCAAAATCGGCGACGGCTCCGAAGCTGACGGCGACGGTGCCAACGGCGAAAATGCCAAGGCCGCTAAGCCAGCTCTCGATCGTCTGAATACGTTACTAACTTCGCTCAAGGCGATTGTCGCGAAAGAGTTCGCTGGCAACGCCGAATTCGCAAAAGGTCTCGCCACGATCAGCGGCGAGTATCACGATCTCGCCAAGGCCGCTGCAAAGGCCGCGGCGTAACGCAATCCACCCCGCGCTTCGGCGCGGGGTTTTTCGTGCCAACTACTATCAAGGCGCACATGGGACGCCAATCGTAACACAGGGTGAACGTTATCCATGGATAACAATGGGTTAGGCAAGGCTTTTAGCAATTAAGCAATTAGCTAGCAATTAATTTTTCCGCTAACTCATTGATCGCCAATGAAAAAAAGTCTATTCCTTAATTAATTACTATTACTAGTAATTAAATTTATATATAGCATGTATGTATGCCCGACGCGACACGACTGACGGTACGCCAAAACATTCGCATACACCCTGACTTATCGAAAATAATTACTAGTAATTCCCAATTAACGAATTGTGTTGATATCATTAGGAAATACCTAATTGTAATTGACTGCGAATTACTACGTTAACTACTAAAAATGGAGAACTGACATGAAATGGCGTTCGCGAAAGCGCAAAAGCACCACGAAAGTCGAGCCAATCGTCGCGCTCGAAATTGGCATGGACGTAGTCATTCGCAAGACTGCTCTTGTGAATGGCGGCAAGACGGGCACGATTTTTAGGGTCGAAGAGCCCGAGTTCGGTCAATCTGTCTACCGCGTCGGTTTCCTCAAAGCACATAAATGGATGTTTGTGTGTTACGCTCGCGATGAAATCGTCGAGCCAAAGGGTATGGCGTGGGAAGGAAACGCGCTCGAAACCGCGCGCGAAATCTCTGCTGGCGATCGTGAGTTCAAACTCACTTTCAATGGGCAGACGTGGTCGTAAGAGAATTGTGGACAACGTTGTCCGCAAGTATTGAGTAACACATCAACTTAGGTTATCCATGGATAACTAAACCGGGGAGACTATCGAAATGAGACCTACCGACCAAGACGAACTGTCGCGCCGCCGCACAACAGACGTGTTTCATGGCGGTCCTAATGTGATCGACCTGCGCAAGTTTGAGGCGCCGCGGGGCTGGGCTGTCGCCGAGACATCGAGCGACTATGACCTCGCTGCCGACGATGCCGACCTCGAGTTTCTGTTGCAGCCGCCGCGGGATTTGAGTGAGCGTGGCGATGTCAAGCGCCGCCGCTGGACGTGGGAGCGGGTGTGGCTACGGGTTGCAACGCTGGCCTACGCGTTCCTGTTCGGGGCTGCCATTGCAACTGGATATGAGCCGGTCTCGATCATCCTGATCGGCGTGGCGCTGGCCTGCGCGTGGGTCGCGGTCGAGCGATGAGACGTGATCCTCACCACATCTGGGTGGCGTTCCTGACCGCCGTGGCGATCGTCTTTGTCTCGGCCATGATGTGGCTGGGGATCGTCTCGGTCATCGGCATCATGCTGCCCTGGCCTATGAACGTGGCGCTGCTGGCTATCGCCGTGGTCGCCATCACGCTTTTGCTCATCAACTAAACTGGAGACTAACGATGTTCGCTATGATGAAGCGCATACACTTCCTCACGTCCGTATCCAACGAACTCGAGAACATGGGCTGGCAGTGGCGCGATGCCTGCCGCCTGTGCTCTGACATGGGCGACCAGATCATGGCCTGCCGCAAGGCCGGCTCAACCGCTGGCGAGATCGCCGTCGTGCTGGCGTTCGCATCGAAGGCAGCGTGATTATCCATGGATAAGCAAACTACTATCAAAACCGGAGCCAACGCCATGCGTGATCTCGTCAAGCCCGTGCCGATGCTGCACGGCACCAACACCTCATCGCTGGTGCATCAGATCCTCGAGGTCAAGCTTGCCCTTGAGCAGGTCGCCCTGCGCCTTGCAGACGCGCTGCCGCACGGCCGCGACTATGCCGACGCCGAGCAGTGGATCGCGGCGCGCAACGCCTGGCACGATCGAAGGGTGGCGATTGGCGCCATGATCACCGAGTTCGAGCTGCACGCCTACGAGATCCTCGGCCGTGATGAGGCCAAGAACTACATCACCAGCCGGAGCGATGAAGAACGATCGATCATCAAGCCGGACAACGAACTGCCGCCACATAGGAGGGATCACCTTTGACCATCATGATGGGAACAAGATTGCTGGCGATCCGCGGCGTAGCGCAGGACGCGCTCGACCACATCGCCATCGCGCAGACGCTGCTCGACACCCATGTCATGACCTCTGGCGACCAGCCGCGCGGTCGTGGCTCGGACAAGGCGCTCGAGGCCGCCGCGTCGAAACTGAAAGTGATCATGTCGCGTTGCAATGACGGGCTGCGTTCGCTTGGAGAAACGGAAAAGGATATTGCCGATGATTAAGAGACTTATGTTGTGCGCCCACTGCAAGGGCGACGACGTTGTCGTCGATGCCTGGGCCGAGTGGTCGCTCGAGAAGCAGGAGTGGGTGTTGCGCACCGCCTTTGACAACGCCTATTGCATCGACTGCGAGGAGGCGTGCGACGTCGACGAGGTCGAGACGCATGATCCTGTCAGCTGGGTGTCGCCAGCGTTCGAGCACCTTGGCGACTTCGACGAGATCAAGGGGTGCCTGCCTGCCGGTCCGTTATCCATGGATAACCCCGGCCCGATCATCGCCGAGCATGTGCTCGGTGCCGACATGAAGGACAAGAACAATGGCTAAGAAGCCAACGACTACTATCAAATCGCTCAGTGAGCTGGCCGCCGCGCGCGCCGAACTGTTCACGCCCGAGGTGCGTGCCAGCTATAACGTCGACGAGTGGAACAAGGCGGTCGACCATGTCATCGAGGAGATCCTGAAAGAGGCTGGCCTCGACCAGGCCGTGATCGACGAGATCAAGAGCTAACATCGAAACGGGCCTCGGCCCGTCGTGCGCCTTGGCATGGCGCGCCTGAATGAGATTGCCACCACTGGAGAAAACACATGAAAACCTTGATGATCCTCGCAGCTCTCGCCTGCGCTTCCATTCCGATCGCGCGCGCTGCCCATGCCGGCGGCTGCACGACCACCTGCAATCGCTTCGGCAACACCACGCAGTGCAACACCTATTGTTACTAAGGGGGTGATCTAACCATGGTCTGGCGGGAGATGCGACCACAGCCGCTTACCGATGACAAGATCACGGCCATCTACAAGGGTCGTGATCTTGTGGCTGAATTCAAACTCCCGCCAACAACTCTGTTGTGCTGGCACTTCGACGTCAAGGATGACCGCGACTACTGGGTCATCGCCATCATCCACTTGGGCAACGTCGACACTAGGATGTTCAGGACCATTGCCGAAGCTGACGCCAAGATGCGGCAGATGATATCGTTCATCACACTGGCGGTGCTCGAGAACCAGGACATCGTCATGAGCCAGCTCGAACGTCAATTATCCATGGATAACGATGATGACGAAGTGGCCGCCAACAATCTATAATCTGACCAAGCGAGATCACATGCAGATCCTCAAAGAGCACATCATCCCTGAGGTCATTCAGATCCAGCTGGTGCAGTACAACACGGGCTTGGTTGACAGCCCCCGGACGGCGATGCGCGTGCCGCACTACGAAGTGCATTGGCGTTTCTGGCGCGAGAACATCAGCTACAAGTCGGGCGATGAGCGCGGCTTTGGCTGGGCTGGCGCCAACTGGAGCCATGCCACTACTATCAAACTCGAGGGCGAGCAATGGTTCGACCTGGCTGTGGCGCGCTGCTCCAGCCTGATCATCATGGGCCGCGACATCCCGATCGACATCATGCATGACCATGAGCCAATTGAGTGAGGCGTGGCGAATGAGCAGGGAGTTCCTCAAGGTGACCAAGGGCTACAACGCGCCCTACGAATACATCAAGGACATCACCGACGAGCTGTTCGTTGGTGCCCAGCGCGTCTGGGACGAGAGCCCGTTCAACTATGAGATCCTGCTGCGCCGCAAGGTCGTCAGCGAACTCGTGCCGGAGCCGAAATACACCGATGCCGTCGGCTACATCATCACCGCGCAGATGGCCAAGACATATGACGAGGCAGTCGAGATCAGCGATGAGATGGCGCGCAGGGTCGCAGCCGGCATCGTGCTCGGTGAGACGCTGTCCGACATGTTCGTCAAGGTGTTCAAATGAAGATCCTCATGCGGGATGCGGTGGTCACCCATGACATCATGGTGGCGCTCTACGTCTACACCAAGTTCAACGGCAACCACGACTATTACGAGGTCGAGGTGCGGGTCAGGCTGCGCGAGAGCAGCTACTACTTCGACACTATGAAGGGTGAAGTCAGGGTCAACAGAGACCAATGGCGGCCGAGCCGCGCCGTGCAGTACCAAACCTACGAAGCGGCGCTCGCCGCCTACGAGGACAGGAAAACTCAAATCGCCGCGGACATCATCCTCGGCATCAACCTGGAGACAGAGCAATGACAACTATCATTGGCAAAACAATCGAGTTCAT